GATGCGGATGTCATCTGCGCAGGCTTTCCATGCCAAGACATTAGCATCGCCGGTAAGGGTGCCGGACTTGCCGGGGCCCGCTCTGGACTGTGGCGGGAGGTGGTGCGTGCCATTCGCCTGGTTCGATCGCGATTCACGCTGCTGGAGAACGTGGCAGCGCTGCTTGATCGAGGGTTGGGCGCGGTTCTCGGGGACCTGGCCGAGATCGGGCATGACGCGGAATGGGATTGCTTTCAAGCGTGCGACATTGGGGCGCCTCACAGACGCGACAGATGGTTTGCTGTGGCCTACCCTCACGGCGACGGCGATCTTAACCTCGGAGCCACCGCAGCAAGTGGCACGTTCCAGAAAAGTCTCCAAAAGTGGAGTCGAGGGCTTGATGAACTGGGCCCAGACGATGGCTTGCAACGGGATAGTTCCTACGCCGGAATTAGGCGAGTGGTTCATGGGATACCCAATTGGGTGGACCGCGTTGGGCGACTAGGGAATGCGATCCTTCCACAATTGGCTGAACTTCACGGTCGCGCAATCCTCGCCGCGATAGCCGATCGAAACCCGAAGGGCGAAGACCAGCAGGGGCTTCGTGCGAAGCATGAGAGCGGCGGTGCCGAAGGCAATCGCCCAAAGGCTGCCGCATGACCCCACAAACCCAAACACCTCCAAAGGGGTCGGTGCTGATCGAGCTCGCAAGTGTGCGCATAGTCGTTCCCGGCGCTCCAGTCCCGAAAGGTCGCCCGAGGCTCTCAACCATCAACGGCCAAGCGCGGGCTTTCACGCCCACCAAAACGCGCCGCTACGAAGATCTTATCCGTCTTGAGGCTGGGCATGTGATGGAAGCACGCGCTCAGCTTCAAGGACCAACGAGCGTTCGCATCCGCGCCTACATGCAAATGCCCCAGGCAATGGCGAAGAGCAAATTCAAGTCTCAGAGTGCGGAGGCCGGCGTAATCCGCCCACTCACCAAGCCCGATGTCGACAACTTCGCCAAGGTCATCGATGCGCTAAACGGCATTGTCTGGCCTGATGATAACCAAGTCGTCGAACTAACGGTAGAGAAGTTCTATTCGTCACGGCCACGGCTCGAGCTGACGGCGAGCGAGCTATGAGCCAACTCCCCCGCATAGCTGAGATCCAGAAGACCGTAGCCAAGCGTTACCGTGTCCCGCTCGGAAGCATGACGGCGCCGGGAACCAAGGGGGGACGCCAGCGCAAACACGCATGGCCGCGCCAAGTGGCGATTACACTGGCTGTACGACTGACCAACCACAGTTACGTGCGCATCGGACAACTGTTCGGTGGCCGTGACCATTCAACGATCCTGTACGCTTGCCAAGCGGTCGAGAAGCGCCGCGCGAAGAATCCCAAGCTGCACAACTCTATACGCCGTCTCACCCTGGAACTGGTGGGGCAGACCAATGCCTAAGACACCAGCGCAAATCAGGCTGCATCGAGCCATGCTCGATTCTGCGCTGGCTACAGCTAGGCTTCAGGGAATGAAGCTACGCGCCAAGCTGAACCCGCCAAGGGCCACCACTGGCAAGTTTCCCTTCCCGCACCGGACATGCGCCGAATGGAGCGAGACCGAGCCTCACCGGGATATGTCCCAGAAAGAGCGCCACGATGATGCTCGCGAGGGATCTGCCAAGCTGCGCGATGCGCTGCGGAAGGCGGCAGCATGAGTGTTACCAGCCACATTCTTCAATTGCTCGCTGATGGCGGGAAGAAAATAGAAGACGCCATTCTTGTGGCAAAGGCCATGCAGCGTGGTGATGACGCGCGCCGCATTTTCGACATCGTTGATGTACTCGAATCACAAGATCGAAGTGCGGAAGATCGTGCTGGCGTGCTGATAATTTATGCCGAAGCTCTTATCAGGGAAAGCGAAAGAGTTTCGCGGCCAGCAAACAATAACGCGCGTTCTCAAGCTTATGGGTCGAAAGAGCGCTGGGGTTACGATGGGCCTATAACTCCACGTCTTCCTGATCGTGAGTGGTGGCCGCTTCGCAACTTCATCCTCGAACGTGACGGTCATACATGTAGGTATTGCGGAGACCAAGCAGAACGAATGTGTGCAGATCACGTTGTGCCGCTTAGTCGTGGAGGCACTAACGACGAAGATAATCTCGTTGCGTGCTGCCTCCCATGCAACTCTAGCAAATGCGATCGGCTTCTTGACGAGTGGGAAGGGAGGCTCACAGCGTGAGGCCGGCCCAAGAAGTCATGGCTGCTCTTGCTGCCTCAGGGCTAGATGCCGGGCAGTTGGCTCTTGTCATGGAGCTTGCTGCAACTGTCGCTGCCGAAGCGCGCCCAGCCATCGACAAGGCAGCAGAGAACAAGCGGGCCTATGACCGAGAGTATCGTCGCATCAATCGTAAGAATCGTACGACATCGTACGAAACGAACGAGAATGGCGACCCCCCCAAGGTTTCCCCTAAAGAAAACAATCAAACCCCTTCCTCACCCCCCGTTGATGTTCCGGAAGCTAAAGCTTCCTCACATCAACCGCGCCCGTGGGCTCTGCCGCTTGGGGTGAGCCTTCAGGTTTGGACAGATTTGATGACCAATCGGCGCAAGAAACGGCTGCCGAACACTCCCACAGCCTGGAAGAAATTCCAGACCGACCTCGCCGAGATGTCAGCACAGACTGGAATCCCACCGCCCAAGCTGATCGAGCTTTGCACGGCAAAAGGCTGGGGCGCGATTTACGATCCGAGAGGCGAAGATGACAGACGACCTAACACCCTGGGAAGACATCAACCCGCCGATGGTCTCAGCCCAACGACACGGGCAGCTCTCCGAGTGTTCGGACCAAGCTAGAACCGTGTTTCGCAACGAACTGACTGCCTGCCTAGCTCTCACTGCACCGGCGGGGATGACCGAGGAAAGCCGTGGAGAGTGGTTGGCGATGGCATGGGATACGCTCAAGCATCTGCCACCCGACATCTTGGCGGAAGGCGCGAGAAAGGCTCGGCAATCCTGCGATCATCCTTCGAAAATCGTGCCGACGATCATTTCCGAGACGAAAGAGAGAATGAGTTGGCGGCAAGGCGTGGATCACGATTCCGCGCCACCGCTGCAATTGCCCAGGCCGGATTACTGCACACCGGAAGAAGCTGCGCAGATCCTCCGCGAGCTTGGTCTGAAGCGCAATCCGCTCACCATCTCACCCACCGGAGGAAGGTAATGGCATGGCTTCGATCACTTGGCGTCAACTACGCTTGGGGCCTTATCAACTTCACAGTCGGCGTGACTGCCGGAGGAATTTACGTCGCGGTTGCACTCGTCGCTGCCGGTCTGGTTCGGGGAGGCTGAGTAATGCACATGGGGAGGGTTACAAAAACGCAAGGCACGGCGAGCGCTCACTTCATCTCGCCGATGCGGGCAAGAGCCGTCGCGAGATGGACTCCGCAGGAAATCCAGGTCGTCCGCAGCGCCATCGCAATGGGCTACGACCTGGACCAAACTCACGCGCTGATCCCGTACCGTTCAAGGGACAGCGTGAAGGATCGCTATTACCGCGAACGCGAACCACAGGACAGAGATGAGCCCGCTGCGCTATGTGACGCCAAACGTCAGAAAGACGCGTGCGAAGGCTCCGCTCGGCTATTGAACGCACTGAGAGCAGCAGGGTTCGTGGTTGATACTGGAAAGGCTGCGTAGCTTGGGCCGCCCGTCGACATTCACACAAGAGATCGCAAACGAGATTTGCGAGCGCCTGAGTACAGGTGAGCCATTAGCCGCGATATGCCGTGACGACAGAATGCCAGCTTATCGTACAGTGTATGATTGGCAGGCAAATAACGAGCAATTTTCCGCGAACATCGCGCGTGCGCGGGAAGCCGGGTTCGATCAGATTGCGATTGATGCGCTGAACATTGCCGATGCCACGCACAGCGACACGATCCGCGATCCCGAGAGTGGCAGTGAGCGCCCGAACACGGAATGGATCACGCGCTCTCGGTTGCGCGTCGAAACCCGCCTCAAGCTCCTCGCGAAGTGGGATCCCAAGCGATACGGAGACCGCCAGTTGCTCGGCTCCGATCCCGAAAACCCGCTTCCTGCCGGCGTGACGGTCAGCTTCCGCAACACCGATGTGAGGACAGAGTGATGCCGCCATATAATGCAGAGAAAGCGACTGAAGGCCTGAACCGCTATTTCCGCAGGATGGAATTGGCGCGCGAAGTTGATCCCGATGCGTTCAAGCCGTTTAATCAACGCCAACTTGAGGCAGAGAATAAGGTCATTAAGGAGCATCCGGAACTAGCGCCGTCGAATGCAGCAGACTGAAATAGAGCTTCCTGACTGGTCACAATGCCTGTGGCGCAAGGATGCTCGTCACATCGCATTATGGGGCGGGAGAGGCGCGGCCAAGTCACGGTCGGTCGGTACTGCGCTGATCCTCCAGGCAGCGGAGGAGCATCACCGTGTCCTCTGTGGCCGTGAGTTTCAGAACAGCATCAGGGATTCGGTGAAGCGTCTCTTGGACGACGAGATCAGGCGCATGGGACTGAGTAAGGTGTTCAACTCGACCGAGCGCGAGATCAGGGGGCCGAACGACAGCCTGTTCATCTTCTCCGGGCTCAGAGGCAATGCGAACGGCATTCGCTCGCTTGAGGGTCTGACCGACTGTTGGGTGGAAGAAGCTCAGGCTGTTAGCCAAGGCAGCATCGACACGCTGGAGCCGACGCTTCGCTCTCCCGGTTCACGGCTCATCTGGAGCTGGAACCCGGACCTTGAGACCGATCCTGTCGACGCAATGTTCCGGGGCAACGATACCGAGAAGTGGCCAGGCCCGCCGCCGCGCTCGGTCGTGCTCAACGTCAATTATGACCGCAACCCGTGGTTTCCCGAGGACCTCAGAGAGAAGATGGAGTGGGACCGCGCCCGCGACATCGACAAGTACAACCACATCTGGCTTGGGCAGTATCGCCGCAATTCCGAAGCGAGGGTGCTCAAGAACTGGCGCGTCGAGGCGTTCGAGAGCCCTGCCAATGTCGAATACCGGCTTGGTGCCGACTTCGGCTTCTCGATAGATCCCTCATGCTCTGTCCGCTGCTGGATCGATGGGACACAGCTGTTCGTGGATTACGAGGCATGGGGTCTGCATATCGAGATTGTCGACCTTCCGTCGCTGTTCATGACCATTCCCGACGCGGAAAAGTACTGGATGACGGCGGACTCGTCGCGGCCGGAGACGATCAGCCATCTGCGGAACAACGGCTTTCCGCGCATTGCTCCGGCGTTGAAGGGTCCGCGCTCATTGGAAGAGGGCGTTGAGTTCCTCAAGAGCTACGACATCGTTGTGCATCCGAGGTGCGAGCAGCTGATCTCCGAACTGACGCTCTACTCATACAAGGTGGACAGCCTCACCGGACAGGTTACCTCCGTACTGGAGGACAAGGACAATCACATGATCGACGCGCTCAGGTATGCAGTCGAGGGCGCAAGGCGGGCACTGAAGAATGACCGGAAGGTTATCGTGAAGCCTATTCCGTCATTGGCTACGGGCTTCAGGAAGTAGCCCCGGCTTTTCATCGCTGATCCTGAGCGGGGGGGGTGAGCTAACAGGATGCGCTACTTCGCCGGGGCTTAAAGAGCTTTGCGGCGCTTCTCTTTCAATCCGCGCCGCGACAGGCCCGTCTCATAACCGGGCTCAGCAAAAACCGATTGAAAAAGCGTGAGGTTCCCACATTCAGAAAGTCCGCGCACCAATAGAAGCGCGGTTATCCCAAGCGTGTGAGCCGCGAGCGCATCCATTATCTAAACCTTGGCCCGTGGCCCGGTTATGTGGGCTTCACCACGAGCGATGACGCTTTTCAGCGTGAGATGAAACGGCTCAAGGTCCGCGAGCCAGGTGGCTACATCAATCCAAACGCCAACGCGACGACGCACTATCTGACCGGAAGCAACGGCGACCGCACAACGATCGTTTGCATCGAGCCGCCGAGCAAGAAGCGATCAAAGGAGCAATACGCCGCCCTAGTCGCGCATGAAGCCACGCATGTCGTTCAGGATATGCGCGAGCGGCTTGGCGATTTGGGCCATGAGGCCGAAGCCTATCTCGTCCAGCAGATTGTTCAGGAAGGTCTGCAAAAGGCGTGGAAAACGAACCGTGTGACGCGACGGAAGCCGCGCTGTGGCTGAGCAATCCAAACACCTAGAGGCTGTTCACGAGCGCGCGATGAAGCGCATGGACGCGATCTGGACCGTCCAGGAGCCTGAGCGCAGAGAATGCCTTGACGACAGGCGGTTCTGCACGATCCGGGGAGCTCAGTGGAATGACGAGTGGACCTCGCAGTTCCAGAACGCTCCTCGGATGGAGGTCGACAAGACCCACAAGGAAATCGTCCGCATCTTCTCCGAGTACCGCAACAACCGAATCTCGGTCGACTTCCGTCCCGACGATGAGAACGGTGACGATGACACCGCCGATGCGCTGGAAGGCTTGTACCGAGCCGACTTCGAGGATGGTGGTCAGGAAGCGCAAGACAATGCCTTCGAGGAAGGCGTTAGCGGGGGCATGGGAGCGTGGCGGCTAAGGTCGTGCTACGAAGACGAGAGCGATCCCGACAACGATTATCAGCGCATCGCGTTCGAGCCGATCACCGACGCCGACCAAAGGGTGTTCTGGGATCCGGAAGCCAAGCGAGTCGATAAAGCCGACGCCAAATGGTGCCTTGTCCTCACCCCAATCACCAAGGATGCGTTCGAGGAGCAATATGACGGCAAGGCCGATAGCGATTTCACCCGCTGGCCGCAGTCGAACTTCAACTGGTATCAGGGCGAAATCGTCTACCTCGGCGAATATTACGAGATCGATGAGGTAAAGACCGAGAAGGTCACTCTAGAGCATCCGGTCGTTCCTGACGAGAAGACTCTGTACGATCCCGAGCCGGAGGAATTGAGCGACCTGAGAAGTCAAGGCTGGACGGTCAGCCGTACACGCACGGTGAAGAAGCCCGCTGTCACCAAATACACCATGTCAGGGGCCGAGGTTCTCGAGGAAGAGAAGATCGCGGGTCCCAATATCCCCGTCATCACCTATTATGCAAAACGTTGGGTGGTCGAGAACATCGAACGCTGCGCCGGCCATGTTCGGAAGGCCAAGGATCCCCAGCGGGTGTACAATGCCCAGGTGTCCCAGCTGGCCGAGATCGCCGCTATATCTCCGCTGGAACGACCCATCTTCGATCCCGAACAGGTTGCCGGTCTTGAGGCGGATTGGGCTAATGGCAACATCAAGCGCCATCCTTATGCGCTGGCTCGGGCACTCAGGAATGAAGACGGCTCGATTGCGCAGGCCGGCGCTGTTGGCAAAGTCGAGCCGACACAGGTTCCCGCTGCACTCGCTGCACTCATCCAGCTATCTGGGCAGGACATTGCCGACATCACTGGAAGCTCGGAACAGGCCGACGACGTTCCCTCGAACACATCGGCGCAAGCGATCGAACTTGTCCACCAGCGGGTGGATTCAAAGACCTTCATCTACACCGACAATTTCGCGACTGCGGTTCGCCGCTGCGGGACGGTGTGGAAGGGCATGGCCGCTGAGCTCTACGTCGAGGAAGACCGCAAGATGCGCGCCATCGATGAGAAGGGCGGGGATAAATACATCAAACTGAACGAACCCACTCTGGCCAAGGATGGAAGCCAGATCACGCGCAACGCATTTGACGGCAATTACCGCTGCGTTGTCGACGTTGGGCCTTCATCACGTACCCGGAGGGACGCCACGGTCCGTTCGCTCGTCGGGATGGCCGAAGTCGCGGCTACGGCTCAGGATCAGGAGCTAGGGGCTGCATGTATCACAGCCGCTCTGGCCGAGATGGACGGCGAGGGGATCAACGACCTCAAGAAATGGGTCAGGATGCGCGGTGTTCGGATGGGTATTCTCCAGCCCACCGACGAAGAAAAGCAGGAACTGGCCCAGGAGCAGGGAAGCCAGCAGCCCGATCCGACACAGCAGCTCGCCGCCGCCAAAGCCGAAGACTTGGCTGCCTCCGCTGGCCAGAGAAAGGCCGATACGATCCTCAAGGTTGCTCAGGCGACAGCAATAGGAGGTCCGGACAAGGCACCGGAAGTCCCAACCGGACTCAAGGCGGTTCACGAGGCCGTGCAGATCAGAAAAACAGCCGCCGAGGCGGATAATCTTGAGACGGCCACGGCGCACATGCCCGCCAAACTGGCGATCGAGGCGACCAACGCGCAGACCAATCGCCTCAAGGCCCACAAGCCATTCTCAGAAAATCAATAGCAATCTGAAAGTTCAAATATTCTCCCCCGCATCGGCAGCCACCAGCCGCGACGGTGAGAGGGTCTTTGAATGGCAGATGAGCTTAACGAACAGCCGGAAGGCGAGGAAGAGGTACTAGAGCTAACCGAGGAGGTGCAAGCCCCCGAAGAAGGCGAAAAGACCGAAACCGAGGCGGAAGGAGATGACGAAGAAGTCATCGTTTCGTTCGGCGAAGAGGCAGCGCCAGCCTCAGAGGAAGCACCGGAATGGGTGCGCGATCTTCGCAAGCGCAACCGAGAGCTGGAGCGCGAACTGGCAGAGGCGAAAAAGGCCAAGCCAGCCAACATTCCAGAAGTAGGCCAAAAGCCGACGCTCGAAAGCTGCGATTACGACGAGGAGCGGTTCGAGCAGGAATATAATTCCTACCTCGATCGCAAGACGGCAGCGGAGAAAGCGAAGTCCGAAGCTGAGAAATCAGCAGAGGAATCCCAGAAGAGGTATTTGGCCAAGGTCGAGGTCTACAGCGAACAGAAGCAAACGCTGGGCGTCAAGGACTTCTCCGAAGCCGAAGCCGAAGTGTGGGGGGTTCTAACCCCGGCGCAGCAGGCAATCCTCATCGAGGGAATCGAGGACAAGGCAAAGTTTGTCTACGCCCTCGGCAAGCACCCCGAAAAGCTCCGGCAGCTCGCCTCACTCAAAGACAACCTGATCGAATTTGCTTTCGCGGCAGCCAAACTTGAAGGGCAGACGAAGATGGAGCGCAGGAAACCGGCCACCTCACCGGAAAGCCGAGTTTCTGGCTCGGGACCGCTAACCCACGATGGGAAGCTGTCCGACAAACTGTCAGCCGAAGAGTGGGTCCGCCGTCGCAACGAGCAAATTCGCAAGCGCTGAAACCCCTCTTGCGAAAGTAGCGACCAATGGCCAACAGTCTCCTCACCCCGACGATGGTAACGCGGGAATTTCTTCGCGTTCTCCATCAAAAGCTCAATTTCGTCGGCTCCATCACCCGGAGCTACGATTCGAGCTATGCCCGCGAAGGCGCGAAAATCGGCGCCGACCTGAAGATCCGACTGCCGAACCAGTTTTCGGTTCGTACCGGCAAGACGATTGACGTTCAGGACGTGTCCGAGTCGAGCGTCACGCTCACCGTGGCGACCCAGAAGGGCGTCGACATGATCTTCTCCTCGTCGGAGCTGACTCTGTCGATTGACGACTTCTCGAAGCGCTACATCGATCCGGCTGCGACGGTCCTTGCGGCCAATATCGAAGCCGACGCGATGAGCATGTACAAGGACATCTACCAGTCGGTCTGGAACGGCGCGTCAGCTCTCACGCTGGCCAAGGTTCTTGCCGGCCGCAAGGTCCTTCAGGACGCGCTCTGCCCGCTCGATGCTCGCACCGCCAGCCTGCAAACGCAGGAAGGCGTCGATCTGGTCGACGCACTCAAGACCCTGTTCCAGGATTCGGGACAGCTTTCGACGCAGTACCGCGAAGGCTATATGGGTCGTGTCGCCGGGTTCGATTTCGTGGAGAATACGCTGTGGGCCGCGCATAACCGTGGTGATGCGGCTTCCTACGTCTGCAACACCTCGACCGGCATCACCTCGGGCACCGCCACCATCACTCTCTCCGGTGGTTCGGGCACGATCAAGCAAGGCGACGTGTTCACGATTGCGGGCGTGACCAAGGTTCACCCGGAATCGAAGGTCGACACCGGCATCTTGCAGCAGTTCGTGGCGAGCGCCGATGGCACGACCGCGATTGTGGCCTATCCGACGCCGATCACTTCCGGTCCGAAGCAGAACATCACGATTGCTTCAGCCGGCGCGTCCAAGACGGTAACGGTGCTGGGTACTGCCTCTACGGCGGTGTCTACCTCCATGCTGTACCAGGAGGGTGCGTTCGGCTTCGCCACTGCCGACCTCGAAATGCCGCAGGGCGTCGACTTCTCGGCGCGCGATATGGTCGACGGGATCAGCATCCGCGTTGTGCGCGACTACGACATCAACAACGACAACTTCCCGTGTCGTCTCGATGTCCTCTATGGCTACAAGACGCTGCGCAATCAGCTCGCTTGCCGCCTCCACAACAACTAGGCCGAGAAAGGAACTAAGAAATGGCAAACGAATATCTCGGCACCGGCAACGACGACGGCCTTGTTTTGGGTCGTGCGTCGACGGACAAGATCGGCTTTTACGGACTCACGACGCCGATCGTTCGGCGCAGTGGCGCCGCGCAGGCCACCTCGAACGTCGGCACTGCCTCGTCCACCGCGCTCGACACGAACACCAAGGCGGCTCTGCTGGAGGTCATGAATACTCTTGCAGCGCTCGGCCTATGGAACGGAAGCTAGCCCTTCCGTGACGGCTGAAAAGCCTAAGGCGAGGGTGGTCTTTTGCTGCCCTTGTCTTGAAAAGCCAACGGACGCCTTGGTCAAAGCGATCGAGGCGTCCGTTCCTGCATTGGATGCTGCCGGATACGACCATAAAATGGTGTTCGAGGTCGGTTGTCCATACATTTCCTCGGCTCGGGCGACGATGCTCCGCAAGGCACTGGACGCCAAGGCCGACATCATCATTTTTCTCGATTACGATCTATCGTTCCCGCCCGAAGCGTTGGTCAAGCTGATCCAGACCCAAGGAGAGGTCGTTTCCGGCGCCTATCGCTTCAAGATGGACGAAGAGAAGTACATGGGCCGCCTCGCTGAAAATGAGGCGGGAAGGCCGATTGTCAGGGAAGACGGGTGTGTGAAGGCCGAATGGATCCCGGCTGGCTTCCTCAAGGTCACTGCCACGGCAATTGACGGCTTCATGGGCGCCTATCCCGAGCTGTGCTTCGGGCCGCGCTACGCTCCTTCGATCGACCTGTTCAACCACGGCGCGCACGAGGGCATCTGGTGGGGCGAGGATTATGCTTTCTCTAGGCGTTGGCACGAGATGGGCGGCGAGATTTGGGTCATTCCGGATCTGGACATTACCCATCATTCCAAGGTCAGCTCCTATCCGGGGAATCTTCATAAGTTCCTGGTGAGCCTTAGCGACAAGATCAGGGAGAAGGAGGCAGCATGACGTATCCCAAATCACTGTTCCGGCTCGGTGGTCCCGAGATCATCAACGGACGTCATTATGAGCGCGTCGTCGTCAACAATGAGAACGAGGAACAGGTGCGGCTGATGCAGCACTGGTTCCCGCTTGAGGAGCCTGTTGCCGAGCCAGTAGCATCTGTCGAACCGACACCAAAGGCGGAAAAGCCGGAGCCAAAGGCACCCGCGAAGCCGAAGGCCAAGAAGCGTTCAGAAAAGGCAGCCAAGAAGCGCTAATCGCGTACCGTCGGCGGCATGGACAACAAAGCCTTTGAGCCAGGCGGTGCGACCGTCAACATCGACGTTTCGAGCTCCAGCCAATCGGTGGCGTTCGGGACTGACCCCGTCGATCAGGTGCGCGTGATGAACAACGGCACCGCCACGGCGTGGATCAAGTTCGGCAACAGCTCTGGGACGGTAACGGCGACGACGGCGGCGGGCATTCCGATCGGTCCTGGCGCCGCCGAAGTGTTCACGACGCCTGCCAATGCTGACACTGTGGCGGTGATCGCTGCGGGTTCCACCGGGAAGATTTACTTCACGCCCGGCGCGGGCCTCTAATGAGCATTCACCTAGGCGGACGTGGGCCGGGGCATATGTGCCGCAACTCCGCCGGGGGATCATCGGGAACGTGGACCTCTGCGTATACTGCCACACTCGCCAACGACAGCGGCGCATGGAACGGCTTCAATTTGCGTGTCCGCTTTGACGCTGCCGCTCTGTCAGACATTAGCGGTCGGCAGGTTCGGCTCACCATCGGCTCCTCGAGCACCGAAGGCGTGACGATCAGTGAGGCATGGGTCGGGATAGAATCTGGAGGAAGCTTCCAGTTCGCCAGCGCGGCTCAAGTGAAGTGGAGCGGCAGCGGCAGCACGACAATAGCGCTGAACTCGACAAAGGTATCAGATGCGGCCTTGCTGTCCGTTAACGGCGCCTCGGATTCGCTGGTTCTTGCCATGTGGGTTAACGGCGGCGCCGCCAGCGATTCCTTCAAATGTTCCAATGCCGGCGGCAACGTCACCGGAGAGTACAAGAGCGGGACGAACGAATCCTCAACGACGGGCGCTCTCACCGGTTACACAGGAACGACATCAAGCCCGGTTTCCCTGATCGAGCTGCTCGTTTGAAGCCTTCAGAAAAGCCAGTCGATCCCGCATAAGACTGTAGCGTTGTCCGATGGACTGGACGCCCAAATCTCCCGAGGACGCACGGCTCTATTCCTACGACCTGTCGGAAATCTACCCCGACAAGATCGAAACGGCAGTATTCACCCGCACGTCGGGAACGGTGACGCTGGAGGTGGTTCCCCCTGACCCCCGTACAGCATATGTCATCGTCTCCGGCGGCGTAGCGAATGAAGCCGCAATGCTCAGCCTCACGGTTGTCACAACTCTCGGCCAGAATATCACCCGCACGATCAATCTCAGGATCGTCGCTGAAGCCGACGCGCTCGATCCCGCCTCTTCAATCACCAAAGGCACTCTTGTCATTCGCGCCCTGGGCAAATTGGGCATTGCCAATTACGTGTTCGACACCGAAGCCGAAGAGGATAATTCAGCCCTCCGACAATTGGATAGCCTTGCTGCGCGTTGGCAGGGGAAACTGGAGCCGTTCGGCTATATTCAGCCCACGACAAACGGGACTTCGCTTCCTTCTGACGCGGCCGGGATCAGGGAAGAGGACGTTGACACGTTCATCTCCAATCTGGCGCTCGCTTTGGCACCGGATTACGGCAAACCGCCTGCTCCTGGGCTTGTGAAACAGGCTGCGGAAACTCGCTCCGAGTTCTTCTGCAAATACGCTCGGCGTTTTGAGTATCAATTGCCGAACAGACTGCCGACCGGAGCCGGAAACGACCGCTTCCTCGGCTTCCGTTTCTTCCCGTCATGCAGATAGGGATTTTAAGCGGGGTCTACAGCCAGCGCGGGCCGGATTTCGAGCAGAGCTACCCCTTGAACCTAGCTCCGAACGCCGAAGAAACCGGCATTTCGCAAGGCTACCTCCGCTCCGCACCTGGAATTGACACATTTACGACGGGCAAAGGGAAAGACGGTGGCGGGATCGTCTGGAACGGGCTCATGTACCGGATTTCCGGAACCAAGCTCATCAGCGTCGGCGATGATGGAGCGGTAAACCAGATAGGGACGCTCGGCGGGACGGGGCAGGGCACAATGACCTTCTCATTCGACCGCTTGGCAGTGGCCAGGAACCTCGATCTCTACCTTTACGATTCAACAAATGGCTTCGTTCAGGTGACCGACCCTGATCTTGGCGATGTCATCGATTTGGTGTGGCAGGATGGCTATTTCATCACCACTGACGGGACTTCAATCGTCATTACCGAGCTCAACGACCCAACTTCCGTCGACCCGCTGAAATACGGCTCCTCGGAAGCCGATCCCGACCCAATTCTTGGGCTGGGAACGCGAAGAGGCGAGCTTATCGCCTTCAACCGCACCACCACCGAGTTCTTCTTCAATGCCGGAACAACGGGATTCCCGTTCGAGAGGAACAGAGGAGCCCAGATCGACAAGGGCGTCGTCGGAACGCATGCCAAGTGCCGCTTTCTCGAGACCTACGCGATGGTTGGCTCGGGAAGGAACGAACAGCCGCAAGTGTATCTGCTAGGCGAGGGTCAGGCCACTACCATCTCAACCCGCGAAATCGACCGGCTACTCGCGGCGTTATCCGATGAGGATCTGGCCGGCGTTATCTTGGAAGCGAGAGAAGGGGCAGGAGCCAAAGACCTCTACCTTCATTTGCCCGATCAGACGTTGGTATATTCTCAGCTCGCCTCGCAAGCGCTTGAGGTCCCGGCATGGTATCGGTTGGCCTCGGGGACTGACGGCCTTTCTCCGTACCGGGCGAGGAACTTCACCCTCGCCTATGGGGGATGGCACTGCGGCGACCTCACTTCCTCCTCTTTGGGTGTTCTAACTGACCTCCATGACAACCAGTTCGGGGATCAGTCGGCGTGGCAGTTCGATGCTCAGCTTGTCTATTCGCAAGGGCACGGGGCGATTTGCCACAATCTTGAATTGGTGGGTTTTTATGGCCGTGCCGATCCCGGTGTTGAACCGCGCGTATTCATGCGCTGGACCGATGACGGCGTTGAATTTAGCCAGGAACGCTCAGCAAGGACTGGTTTTACCGGGCAAAGAGGTCTGAGGGTTGCGTGGCGCCGCAATGGCTTCCTGAGGCAGTGGAGGGCGTTCCGGTTCAGGGGGATCAGCGGGACGTGTGTCAGCTTCTCCAGGCTTGAGGCCCAACTAGAGCCTCTGAATGGCTGAGACAGCCACACCGACCTTCAATATCACCCGTGAGCAGATCGCTTCGTTCGTCAAGGATCCGCGCACTGTAAGGGATATTGAAGCCTTCATTCGAATGGTTCGCGAGCAATTGCCGAGCCTTCTGTTCGCCAAGGTAGACGAGAGCAGGCAAGTTCTCACGGACGGAACGCTGACCGGTGGAGGAGATCTCTCCGCCGACCGGACGCTCGGCATCAATATCACGGCTGAAACCGAGCGCATCCAGGACGTTATCGGCGCGTCTCTCACCGACACCGCGACAATTGATTTCACTTATGTCGACGCAACCGGCCTGATTACGGCGGATCTCAAGAACACGTCTGTCACGGCGGGTTCCTATGGCGATGCTAGCCATATCGCCTCGTTCACCGTTGATGCACAGGGTAGGCTCACGTCGGCCTCCAATGTGGCGATCAGCGTTACCGGGGCCACCACTGCGAATGCGCTGACGATGAATAACGGAGGATCCGGTGCGGCTTCCGGATCGACGTTCGACGGCTCGGCTGCAAAGACAATCAGCTATAACACGATCGGCGCTGCCGCCACCGGCGCGGCAAATACCTTTAGCGCCAAGCAAACTCTTTCAGGCGGAGCCGATGTCACGCCGGAAACGACGCCCACCACAACGGCAGTCGGCTATTTAGGCTCGCCGATCAATACGCAGAACGGCGCTTATACGACCGTCATGTCGGACGCGGGCAAGACGCTCTACCACACGTCAGGATCGGCCCACACATGGACGATCGATAGCAACGCGAATGTTGCTTATCCGATCGGGACCATCCTCACCTTTATCAATGAAAACGGCGGAGGGAACGTCACCCTCGCCATTACGTCTGACACGCTGCGTTGGGGATCCGGGACAGGATCACGAACCCTCGCGGCCAATGGAACCGCGTCTGCCATTAAGGTCGCATCCACGACATGGCGGCTCACCGGGGACGGGATTACCTGATGGCCGGCGCTCTGACCCGCCGCCTAGGGCTAAACCATTCTGGTGCCACAGCATGGACGACCGTCTTTTCAATGACTCCCAACGACCATGAGGGAGGTTGGGCCGGGTTCACCATGCGCAATGCGATTGCCGCCTCCCTGCTGACCGACATGTCCGCAACACAGATGCGGATTACCTTTACGGTCTTTAACGGCGCTGGGGCAGTCCTCGTGTTCAACCACTGCTATTGCAACACCAGAGGATCGGGAACCTGGGATTATTCGAGTGCTCCGGTCCAGGTATTCTGGAACGGCGGGAGTGCCGGATTTAGCATCACGGCCCCTGCCAGCATTACCAGCGATCCCTTCTCGATCGCCTACGATGGCACGCATGACCTCATCATCGGTGCTGACATGGGGACAGGATCCAACTTCGCGAGTCACAATTCACTCGCGGGAACCTCGATCGGCTTCAAGTCCGGCGCCGATGGGTCAACCACTATCGCCAGTGGCTATAGTACCGACCCCCAGCACTGTTTTGTAACGCTAATCGAGGTCGCTTAGTAGACTAGCCCCAGCCACGGAGGCGGCCAGCTTCTCGCCAATTCGATGACCCCAAAAACGATCAGCAACCCGATCACCGGATAAGCCCACCTGAGGCGCATAACCCCTCCTGTCGCGCAATCGACTCAACTTAACGCAAATTAAATGCGCAGCCAAGCATTCAGACTTAGTGGGTAGGCCATGAAGCACGTCCTACTGTTGCTCAGTCTCACTGTCGGAACGTGCGCCGTCATCCAGACCGTCGATCTGATGAACGCGGCTACCAAGGTGATGCTTCAGAATTTACACTGATCCCGCGCGCGGCTGTTAGCCATGGGCAATGCCTTTCGACGCGGCCCCGTCACTGTTTCGGACATTCGACGTTGAGCGGCTGAACGTGCTCGCCAATCATCCGGAGATTCGCCCGACTTGTGGCGGTGATGGAAAGTCGTTCATCGACCTAGGCCCATTCGTCAATGATCGCCACAACCTAGCGGTTGCATGGGACAAAGGAGCCTTCCTGTTCGGGTGGTCAGCTCCTCAGACCTACGAAGTCCATATCATGGTGCTTCCCGAAGGTCGGGGACGCGCAGCCTACCGGATGGCCACGCTCGGCATTTCCTACATGCTCGAACGCGGGATGGAGCGCTTGTGGGCTCGCGTGGCCAAGGACGCTCACGGACTCCGCCATTACACCCGAACAGCCGGTTTCACCCGTTGCGGGCAGCATGTCCTCGACATCGGCCAAGGCCCGGTTCCCTACGACCTCTATCAATGGAAGAAGCCATGCCTCCAGTAGTCGTTGCGGCAGGAATTACGGCGGCGGCGGGTCTCGGCTCGGCCATCATCGGAGGCCATGCGGCGAGCAAGGCCGCCAATGCCCAGAGCGATGCCGCGAGCGCTGGCATTAACGAACAGCAGCGTGAATACGACCAGACCCGTTCCGATCTATTGCCTTGGCTACAGGCCGGCCAGTCTGGGCTAGGCGGGGAACTGGACCTCCTCGGATTGCATGGTGGAACGTCTCAACAGTCGGCCATAGATGCGATCCAGAACTCGCCAATGTTCGCTTCCCTCAACAGGCAGGGAGAACAGGCGATACTCCAGAACGCTTCGGCCACGGGGGGTCTTCGCGGCGGTAATGTGCAAAGCTCGCTCTACAACAATCGCGCCGACCTCCTCGCCCAGCTTATCGACCAGCAATATTCACGGCTCGGGGCACTTTCTGGAGCCGGCGCAGCTACCGGAGCGCAGCTCGGCGGGTTCGGAGCCAATACCGCGAACGCGATTTCCCAGCTTCTTGGGAGTCAAGGTGCGGCACGAGCCGGAGGACTGCTTGGGAATGCGTCGGCGCTTACCTCGGGCCTCGGGAGCATCGCGGGCTTTCTCCAGACTCCCGGCCTCTTCGGAAGTGGAGGCGGGGGTTCTGGCTTGGGAGCGCCGTTCATGCCCGGCTATACGATGCCTGTTTCCAGCGTTCAGCCGCTCTCGACCGTTCCGGGCGGGTTCTAGGTGTTCGAGCTGCAAACCCCTCCCGATTATTACGGGCAGTTCATCGCCCCGCTTCAGCGGCAGCAGGCGCTGGATATGCAGCAGCAGCAGCAGAACGCCGAGCTGCAACAGGCCAAGCTCCAGCAGGCCGCCTATTTCCAGAAAATCCAGCAGGCCCAGCAATATCGGCAGGACGCCGCTGAGGTCATCCAGAACCCTTCACCCGAAGGCTACCGGGCGCTGATGCTCAAATATCCTGAGATGCACGAGGGTCTCAAGGATGCATGGAGCACGGCCAGCGAGCAGGAAAAGACCCGCGATGTATCGGCGGCCTCGCAGGTTTATTCCGCGCTGCAAAACGGACGCTCGGATTTGGCCCTGTCGCTGCTGAAGGACCGCCAAACCGCGATGAAGAACAGTGGCGGCGACGACAAGGTTACTGACAGCATCATCGACATGATCGAATCTGGCGACCCGGCCAAGATCAAGCAGGCTCAGGGTATCGCCGGGTTCGTCCTCGCCAATGCCGTTGGTCCGGACAAGATCGGTCCGACACTGGATAGCCTCAACGGCGGTCAGTACACGCTTGGGCCGGGCGAGGCTCGCCTGGATCGTGAAGGAAACGTGGTTGCCACTTCGCCATTCCTGAAGGGCGAAAACGGCGCCATCTACGAAAAGAACGGCACCCTTCCGACCGATGCAACGCCTTCGTCGGCAGCTGCCAGCGGCGGCATGCAAGCCTCGATCAGTCACGTCCTCGGTAATGAGGGAGGCTATAACCCCAAGGACATGAATGGCTCGCCGACGAACTTCGGCATCAATTACAAGGCCAATGCGGCGGTGCTCCAGAAAATGGGCATTACGCCGGCCAACTTCAAAAACATGACCAAGGATCAGGCCATCCAGGTCTATGCGTCCAAATACTGGCCGCAGAGCGGTGCCGAGAATTTGCCAGCCAATCTCCAAGCACCGTACTTCGATGTGTATATCCGCAATCCCGGTGCTGCGAAGCGATTCCTCGCGCAGTCGAACGAAGACCCGCAGCAGTTCATGCAATTGGCGGATGGATATTTCACCAAGCTCGCCAAGACCAATCCCGCCGCCGCGAAATACGCCAAAGCATGGGCGAACCGAGATGCCGGAAACACCGCGATCGCATCGGGTGCAACTCCTATGGGAGCGACTCCCGATGCATCGGCTCCCGCTGGGTATCACGTCCTGATCCCCGGCGAGGCCAAGGACAAAATCCCGTCTGGGTACGAACCCGACCCGGCGCATCCTGGACGCATTCGCCCAATCCCTGGAGGGCCGCAAGACACCAGTTCGGACAACGCCCTAACGCAATACGGCATTCAGCCCAACGAGACGGGACCGACCGTGCTCGCCAAGCTGCCCGCGAACATCGCTTCTCAGGTCAAGGCCCTTGCCGAAGGCAGACTGCCGATGCCGTCGAGCTTTGCCCTCGCCAAGCCCTACTGGCAGAACATGCTCCAGCTGACCTCGCAATATGATCCGACATTCGACGCGGCGAGTGCTCCGGCGCGCAAGGCCGCGATCACCGCGTTCACCGGCAACGGAAAGGCCGCGCAGACAATCGGCTCAGTAAATCGTGTCGCGAACCATCTCGAGCTGCTGTGGAAGGAGTCCAATCGCCTTGTCGGTCCGGATACTGGCTTCGGACCTCTCAACACAGCGCTGGCGACGACGGGGCAGGCGTTTCAGCCCGCAGATGCAAAGGCGTACGACACCGAGGTTCAGTTCATCGCTGGCGAACTCGAAAAGATCGCGCGGAACAGCCCCGGCACGGTGCAGGGCGTCAATGAGATCATCTCGAACCTCAGCCGCAAGCAATCGCTGCCGACGCGCCAGGCTGCAATTCGGGCGGCGGTCGGCATCATTTCCGGCTCCGTCGACCCGCTCAAGGACCAGTACAACAGTGCGTTCACCAATGGCTCCGCGCGTCCGAATATCCCGTGGGTCTCGCCCAAGGCACAGCAGATCTACAAGAAGATTGGCGGCGTCGACTTGAGCCTTACCAATGCCGGCGCGGATACCAACAATCCATCCGACGCAACCGGGGGATGGGTGACGCTTCCTAGCGGGCTGAAGGTCCGCAGGGTCCAGTAATGGGCCGGTTCCAGGTCCAGGCACCGAACGGCCATGTTTACGAGTTCGAGGCTCCGGACGATGCCACTCCGGAACAACTGGATGCGATGACGCGCGAGGCCGCGCATTACGCTGTCAATTACCCGGTCACGACCAAGACAGCAGCTCCTCCTCCCCAAGATCCCGGAGTGGTTCAGCAGCTCGTTGACAATACGAAGAACGACCTCGCTGGGATTGCCCAAGGCGCCGCCGCGCTTCCGGATATGGCGGCGGAAGGCGTGGGAAAGGTGATGAGCGCTATTCCCAATGCGATCAGCCAAGCCCTTAGCGCTGCGGGGCACAACGAAGCCGCAGACTGGATACAGAACAATATCACGCACCATCTCGCCAATCCCGTGCAAATCGGGGATGCGGTTGAAAGCGTTGCACCGACACCAGACACGGTTTCAGGAAAGGTCAACCGCTTCCTCGGTCAGTTGGTTGGAGGGGCTGCTACTGTCCCGGCTGCAGCGACCGATGCTGTGGTTGCCAAGATCGTGGGCGAGGCTCCCAAGATCCCCGTTGCCGCAAAAGCTACCGCTCAGACGCTCAATCAGGATTTCGCTGCCGCTGCTGATCGGCAGGGCATTGATTACATGCCCGCCGACCTCCCCAAAGCGACTAAATCCAAGTTCCTGACGGCTATAAGTGGTCTGAGCTTTGGCGGCATCCCCTTGGCTGAGCAGGGTGCCAAAAATGCTGCCTCTGCCGCCTCCGCAGTTGATCGTGCGGCTTCTGCGATAGGATCAGTCGCCGACAAGACCGGAGCAGGGCTTGCTGCCCAGAGCGGCGCAAAACAGTTCGTGGATAGTACGGCAGAGACGCTGAACAACCTTGAGAGCAAGATACCAATTCCCGCCGATGCTCCCGCCGTCGTCTCGAATACCAGATCAGCCCTGACGAACCTTTCGGATTCGTTCGCCAGCAATCCCAAGCTGGCCGAGGCGTTCCGTGACCCTAGGGTGTCCAAGTTTCTCGACGCTCTAACTCCGCAAGCAGAGCCTACTGGCATCCTCGACGCATCGGGCAAGCCAATCACCCGTCCTCAGGGCGGCGGCCTATCGTGGGACGATCTGCGGTCTTTCCGATCGCGTGTGGGTGAGATTATCGGCCAACCCGGACTGGCGAGCGACGGAGCGCAGATCAGTCAGCTTCGTTCCCTATACGGAGCGCTGAGCGACGACATTCGCCAGACTGCGGCTGGGTACGGCCCCAAAGCGGAAGGAGCTTGGTCCCGGTGGAATAACTATGCCCGCGCTCGCTCGGACCGTATAGAGAATGTCGTCTCGATGATCCTCGGCAAAGACGGGGATAAGGGAGCACAGAGCGCGTTCGAGGCAATGCAGCGGCTCGCAGCCGACAAGGGCGGGGATCCGATCAAACTCGCAAGAGCGCTTCGTTCCATGCCTGAGGAAGAGGCCGGGAGCGTCCGTGCGACGATGCTTGACGATCTGGGCACGGCATCAGCTGGAAAACAGGATCACACCGGGTCTGTTTTCAGCCCCGCAGAGTTCGTCACCAACTGGAACAAGATCAGCGACCGGGCGAAGAACATTCTGTTCACCGGAGAGCATCGGGAGGCGATCAACGATATTGTGAAGGTGCTTTCCGGAATGAAAGCATCAAACAAGTTCGCCAACTCATCGAAGACCGGGATTGGAGTGATTGCCTCAACCCACACGATCCCGGCTCTTATGGCCAACCCGGTCCTGGGTGCGATCGACATGGCGCTTCAATATGGCGGCGGAAAACTGCTGTCGTCGCCAACCATCGCCCGAAAGATCGCGGGGACACCGCTGAGCGCAAAGGGAGCGACTTCCTATTGGTCACGTCCATGGGTCGGTGCGCTAGCTAGGAAGAATCCGATCATCGCTGGCGAACTAATGGCGTTCCAGAAGTCCATTCTTGCTCACGCCAACGATAATGTCGTCAGCTCTGCGGTTGCATCACCCGATGCCGACAGCGAAGATCAGCAGCAGCAGGCCCAGCCCTGACAAGCGGATCAATCGCGTCGGCGCCAGGTAAACGACCAGCAAGACGAGCGACACGAGAACGGACCAGCGCACTCCTCCGCCTTATCAGAAACTAAGAACAATTGAACGCTTCCGCTTAGGCTCGCCCTCAACCGGAGGCGCGAGTGCAGGAAGTCAAAAATCCCTATCCGATCTTCCTCGGCCTCGACGGGCTCGCGCTTGAGCTCGGCTATATCTACATTGGGCTCGAGAATCAGGACCCGCAAACCAACCCGCAAACAGTCTACTGGGATGAGGCCGGGACGATCCCCGCAACCCAGCCCATCCGCACTCTTGCCGGCTATCCGGACCGGTCTGGTTCACCGGCGCAGATTTTCACCAACGGCAAATATTCCATCCGTGTTCGGGACGCGTTTGGAAATCAGGTGTTCTACCTCGCTTCGGCGGGAAGTCTCGAAAGCGTCGACGCCGGCCAACCGTACCTGATCCACTGCCAGTTTCTCGGCGATCATCCTGGCGTCTCGCAAGTGGTGATGAAGCACATTTTCGGACTGGCTGTATCGCTGGATACTGACCTTCCCGCCGCCGCATATTTTCACGTTGGCACAGTTCCCGGATCGAACTGCGCATTTGCCATGCGCAAGAACGGCATCAACTTCGGAACTCTGACCATCGACACTTCGGGCAATCTCGCGGTGGTCAGCAGCGCGACAGACTTCGCCATCGGCGATCGGTTTGAACTGGTATCCCCATCCTCATCAACTTCTCTGGCTGACATGGCCGGCGTCATCATCGGGCTTACGGCGTGAGCACGGAATTTGCCGGCGGCGAGATCGCGCCGTTCATTCCGTCAGATGCAAACGCAACAGACGCAGCTGACAGTGGGAAATACGACCCCGCATTCTGCCGGGGGGCGGTCAGGATATTCACGTCGTCCAGTTACGCTGAGGGGCAGCCTCTTAACGCTCGCGCCGACATCTGGCTTCATTGCGACCTTTGGAGCGCAGGGCTTTCGACCAGCGCCTACCAGGTCATTTTTATCTGGTACGACGGTTCCGGCACTGCGTCCATCCGGCTCAGCTACGATGCCATCGACGTCCTTCTTCGCTGCGAATACTGGAGCGGATCGGCATGGGTCGTGGTGGGCACTGACATCAATGTCGCGCTCGATGTCCTCCAGACGCTCGACCTTCATTGCGTCGTCAATTCTGTCTCAGGATCGATCGACGCCTATATCTCGGGAACTCACCGCCTTTCGTCAGGGACGATAAACCTAAGCGGGATAACCTCGCTCAAGAACTTCCGCTTTTACGGTGTTCAGGTCGGCGGGACCGGCCAATGGACCTATGTCAGCCAATGCATCGTCCGCACGACCTCGACCGTAGGAGCCAGGCTCGGCACCATCGTCATGACCGGCAACGGCGCGAACACGGCATGGACCAACGACTACACCAATATTGACGAGTTTCCCTATAGCGATGCTGACAGCATCACCTCGGGCACCGCTACACAGGTTGAGACCTATCTTGGTACGCCAGTTCCGACGTTCACCGGCTATGTGCTCAAAGGCATCTGCGTAGCGTCAAGAACGAAGAAATCCGGCGGCGCTCCGACGCAGATCCAGCAGGCGCTGCGCTCTGCCGGAACCACCTACTTCACTTCCACGCTCGGTCTCGATTTCGGATACTCCGGATACATGGGGATATGGGAGACCAACCCCGCGACCTCTGCTGACTTCCTTTCAAGCGAAGTTCCGACGCTCGAATATGGCCAGAAGTCCATCACATGACCGTCGAGACCTCAAAACTCGTTGGATACGTCCAGATCGCCGATAACGGCACGATCGCGACATCAAAGCTGGTGGCTTACGCAATTCTGGAGCCGGGGACCGAAGCTGGCGCAACCCCCTTGGTCCATCGCTCTTACACTTACGCCCAGCGTCTGAAGAATCCCAATGAATAGCCTCCCAGTACGAGCATCGGAGTTGGATCGAGGTGAGCATTGACCAGCTTGCCCTTTCCATCATCGCCCAAGGCGGACCCCTCGGGGTGCTCGTCGTCTATCTCATTTGGCGCGAGAGCTGTGATCGGAAGGAGCGAAAAGAACAGGCCGAGGCCAGAGCCAAGGTCGAGGAAGCAGACATTGCCAGCAGAGAGAAGCTGGCGAGCTCGCTCACGGCGCTGTCAATGGTGATCCAGGGCAGGCCCCATGTCTGACCTTCTGGACGCCATCCGTGCCGAAGGTGAAGCAGCGGACGTGCTCACGAGGGCCTGTGCGCGACAAGGGGCGTTGGCCGATTCCGTCGCCAACGACAATCCCATCACCGTGGCGCTCAAGCGCTCGTTCCGCAAGTCGTCGGTCACGCCCTCGGACATGGTTCACATGCTGAGCAGGCTAAAATGAGCGCTGCCAATTTCTCCCCTTCGCTCAAGCTCGTGCTTATTCACGAGGGCGGCTTTGTTTGCGATGCTCAAGACCCAGGCGGCGCGACGTGCAAGGGCGTCACTCAGGGCGTCTATGACGATTGGCTCATTGGCGAGGGACGGGACAAGCGCAGCGTAAAGCTCATCGATGATGATGAAATCGCGAAGATTTACCGATCGCTTTATTGGGACAAGGTTCGCGGCGATGCGCTCCCCATAGGCGTCGATTATTGTTGCTTCGATTTCGCCGTCAATAGCGGTTCGGCCCGTGCCGCACGATACCTTCAGCGCGCGGCAGGCGTGTTTCAGGATGGAGAAATAGGGCCAGTCACGCTCGCAGCCGTCAATGGCAGGCCCATCCCTGACGTGATCGACAATATCTGCGATGCGCGCCTTTCTTTTCTCAAGCAGCTGCCGATTTTCGACAGGTTCGGGCACGGATGGACGATGCGAGTCCAAGACGTTCGCGCCAAGGCCAAGGAGATGGCGGCGTGAGCATGCCGGTAGTCCGTAACCCGATTAGGGCCTTCGCGGTCGTTTGTGTCGCCGTGACCAGCGTGTTCGTCATGGTCATGTCGTTCCGGCTGTTGAAAACGCTCTCTGGCGCTGACTGGTGTCGTACGGCGATCGGAGCCGACAAGGCGGACGCAAACAGCAAGATAGACGCGGCTCAATCGTGCGTTGGGCTGCTGACAATCCAACTTAATAGCCTGGCGACGAACAGTTACATCTTCGGCGGGGTCATTGCGCTCTGTCTGCTGACTTTAATCGTCATTGTGATCGCCGGCGGCAAGCTCGACCTCAAGGTCAAAGACATCGTGGAAGCCAATATGAGCCGCGATGCTCCTGTGGCTGCTCAGAAGGTGGCCGACAGTGCCCAAGCCACTGCCGACGTTATCAAGGAAGCGTCGTGAAGCTCGCGCTCCTCGTCCTCGCGGCTCCGCTCCTTGGATCGCCCATCCCTCCACCGAAACCCGTCGTTCCATGGGTGCTGCTGACCAACTGCAACGTCAGCAGCACCAATCTTCCCCCAAGACCGGAGGACCGAGCATGAGCCTTCTCATCTTTGCGCTGATTGTCACCCTTGTCGTTGTCCTCCTCGTGTGGGCGGTCGACCAAGTTCCCGCACCGCCTCCAGTTGGAGCGGTCCTCAAGGTCGCCATCATCCTCATTGGAGTGCTGATTATCGTTCAGCGGGCGGGATTGGCATGATCGCGTTTCTTGTCGCCGCCGCGATCCATGCATCGCAGACCTACAATTATGAAGGCTGCAACAGCACTCGTTTCAACCACTTCATGGACCGCGAGTGGGACCGTTACACGCCAGCCGACTTCGCTTGCATGGAGCGAGGGAAATGCGGTCCGAAGGGCGTTCGCTTTTGGGATGACGGCGGCCCCGTCTGCAACCGCGAAGGCTGGAACGGTCGTCGCTATCGGAGGGCAAGCTGATGCCCGTCTTCCTCATCATATTCGTTGAAGGCTTGCTCGGGCCGAAGTTCGGCAAATTCGCCAAACCGCTGACCTTCGTCGTGCTCGGGCTGCTGATCCTCCTCGCCTTGTGGGGCGGTAAATGCGCTTACGACAGCAGCGTCATCAATGCTCACGAAGCGAAGATCGAGCAGCGCGCCAAGCCTGCCACGGACAAAGCCGCACAGGAGCGATCATCGGACATCATCGCCAACGCAAAGAACGAACAGGAGATGCACAATGCCATCGCCGCTCAACCGGATCAGCCGATCTCTCCCACTAGCCATGCTCTTAGCTGCCAGCGCTTGCGCAACGCCGGGCACAATCCTCCCGCCTGCCGATGACCTGAGGGCCGCTGCTGAAGCGAAGCCCGTCCCGACCGATGAGATCGCCACATCTCAGAAAGCCGCTGACGATTATTCGGCGAGCGTAGAAGCGTGGGGCGACCGCGTAAGCGCGGCGGGCGGACGACTGTGCCGCTGGGCCGAGCGGGTCGGGAAAAAGTCGCTTGGTTGCCCCAAGGATATGCCATGAACCGCTACCATATTTTAGTCATGGCGCTTCTCGCCCTAATTGGCGTGGCGCTGTTTGCTTGTCCTGCCCACGCAAGACCAACCTCGAGCCCGCCTTCCGTCTCCATTGCCGACGTTACCGTGAGCGAAAGCGCCGGCAGCGCGGTTCTCACCATCACCAAGGGACGCGGGAAAAGCTATTCGCAAGTCAGTGTCGCCACCGTCGACCGCACAGCTCTAGCCGGTTCAGATTACACGGCTATCAGCCAGTCCATAACAATGGGCGCTTCCCAGACCTCGGCAACAGTCACGGTGCCGATCATCAACGATAGTGTCTATGAATCAAGCGAGCAGTTCAGCGTGACGCTCAAGGCACTGCGCAATGCCGTCGTCGTCCGCAGCGCGGCTACCGTGACAATCACGGACGACGACGCAGCGGCCATTCCGCCCCCTCCTCCGCCTCCTCCGGCCCCGGCGCCTGGCCTTACCGGAGAAACCGCGATCCTCGACAATTTCGACACGACGCAGGGAATCGAGCTGACCTTTTATGGTCCCAATGGTCGGGGAGGGACGCCACCGATCAGTGCCGATCCAGTCGGTGCCTTCCGCATGTTCTGCAAGCCCGGCCCAATGAGCCATGACGACCCGCTGGTGTATCCCGGCGTTCCGAATGGTTCGGCTCACGGCCACCAGTTCTTCGGTAACACCGGAACGAACTACGCATCCAACTATTCGAGCCTGAGGACGACCGGCGCAACCACTTGCGGCAACCGCGACGACGCTACGCATCCGCTCAATCGCTCGGCCTACTGGATGCCCTGGATGCTGGATGGTGTCGGTAACGCGGTCAAGCCCGATTACATGAACCTGTACTATAAGCGGAACCCCGCTTCAGACCCGTATTGCTCGCTCTCCAGTACCTCACATATCGGCCAGTGCATCGACCTACCCAACGGGATCAGGTTCGTATTCGGCTACAACATGAAGACGATGGCAGGAGGGCCGTCTGACCTCTCCAGTCAGGACTCCGCAGCGATCACGTTCCAGTGTTGGGATAGCTTCGACGGGACTGTCATTTCTCCGGCAACGGGTTACTATCATTCGATCGAGGAAACTCGCGCCGCTGGATGCCCGGTTGGAGCTCGGCTGATGATTATTGCCGCAGCCCCCATCTGCTGGGACGGAACCGGCGTGGACTCAGCTGACCACCGATCGCACATGCATGACGCAGATGGCACGATGTACGTGGGCCAGTTCTTCCGTGCTTGCCCATCGGATCATCCCTACCTCATTCCCAGCCTTGAGGTTCAGGTGGCCTACACCACCGATGCCAATTTCACGGCTGGCAAATGGCTGCTCGACAGCGATCGACAGATGGCTGCGACTCTGGGCCACGCGGTCATTCCTGGGTCGACATGGCACATGGATTATTGGGAAGCATGGAGCCCCACCGTCAAAGCTACTTGGCACCGGACCTGTATCAACCAGCACCTAACCTGTGCCGGTGGAGATCTAGGAGACGGCACCGAGATCAAGCAGGGGGATCATTATCCTAATACGGACTTTCCAACGCATGTGTTGGTGCCAGTGCCTTAGGCGCGGGGGAGGCTGCCGCCGCCACTTCCGACACCGCCCAAATGTTCCTCATATCGCGTGGTGCCGCATTTTGAGCATCGCATGGTCACAAAGTTGGTGTTGCTCATATCGACCGCTGTTTTGACCCACTCCCACTCATGTACACATTGCCCAGCTAATGCCGCATCCCTCTCCTTAAGCAGGGTAGAGATTGCTTCTGCTGCTTCGGTACAGATACCTTGCACGGTTGCGTCACGATCCTTGACATACCAGTCAGCAACCGACTGCAACCGCTCAATCAGCTTCTCATAGTCAGGCTTCAGCTCAACCTCACCCATTACGACTGGCTCCTTCTCGTGCTCTTAGGGCGGCGGCTTCTGCCCGGATCATCCCAGCGTCTTTGTTGTCGAAGGTCCAGCCATGCAGCCAGTAGATGATGGCAGCATTGTGCACCGGATCGTTGGGCCATCCTCCGAGTTCGCGGATGGTCACGGCCTCGTTGATGAAGCTCATGCGCCGCGCCATTTTCTCAACGCGCTCAGCAAGCTCCAACTTATCCATCCTGCTTCTCGCTTTTCGGGGAAAGGGCGGCGCGGGCGATTTGTTCGACCTCGCCAATTACGTCAGCACGCTCGCGATACATGCCAGCCCATCCTCCAGTGAAGCTGCTGCTCAGACGCTCAAGGGCGGCACGATACCGCTCGTTCTCCTCCATCACCGGGGCGATGAGTGCGAGAAGCGAACGAAGGTCTGAAATCTTCGGCGGCGCTGGGTACATTGTCGGGCCGCCCCAATTCGATGCGTCCTCATACTCAGCGATGTAGCGCTCGATCCGCGCGATCTTATCCCGCATCGTGTCAGTCACAGGCCAAAAGGTTTCTCCGGGTGCGTGGAAGCCGTCTGAGCAATACTCGTTCTCCTCGGGCTTCTTCGCGCCGCACGTTGGGCATACCTCCCGCATCTCAGTCACGGGTTGAGTCCTTGGGCTTTGGAGATTTTTCGTCTCGAATAAGCCAGTCTTCGGGCCGCATCTGGAACAGCGACTTACCCATTCGCGCGTCGGCGAACGGATCGAAACGCCAGCCTTTCGGCACTTCTCCATCTTCACCTGTTGTCATGACTTTGCCCTCTGGCTTAGGCGCTTCGTCTTTCTCGCGCATCGGCCCGAGCTGCCCTGATGGGCTCCGATCCAAGTTGTAACGGTGCTTGTCCTGATGGTGCCATGGGTGCATGTTAATTTCCTCCCAATGCTGAGAAACACGCGCCGAATAGAACCGCACCAATCATGAAGACCGCACAGCCAGCATTGCCGGTTCTACCATCGTAGGGACCGCCCATCGCATCGGCACCGAACATGCCCACACCCGCTGATGCAGCGATAAAGCCAATGATGCTGCCGATGATGAGGAGGGCGTGGGTCATTGTAAGGTGTCCATCAGTCTGGCGACCCGTCTATCACGTCTCAATTCTGCGATTGGCTTGGCGAAACCATCCGGGCGAAAAAGCTCAGTATAGAGTCCCGCCGCAATCGCCGCGCCGATTAACCCTTCGAACCGTAGCGGGTCGAGCCAGAGCGAGCGGTCAAAATCAGGCGGAAGTTTGCTCATGCTGCCTCTCCGAGCTTGGCGAGGAGGGCGTCAGTCAATGAAGAGCGTCCAGCGACGACCGCACCTAAAGCATTCGCAGTCATAGCAGTGGATTCCTCCCGGTGAGCGCCGATGCCAGCGTTTGTGAAAGATGTTACAAAACAGCCGCTTCACGATAGGCAGCGCTGCCCCTGCTTCTTGGTTTGTCGCCATTAGTCGAACACTCCAGTTGAGTGCGTGAAATGACGCGACCAAATCGGCACGAAAAGCAGATATAACGTCATCGTTCCTGTGCTGTCGTCACGCCATATTTCGCTCATGCCAAACATTCTGCGCGGCGCATCCCCTGCTTCTCGATGTGGGTTAGGTGTCATGCTGCGTCTCCGGGGTTGTCGCGAAACCAGCAGAAGCGCTCGCGCGGCCAGTGAATGTAATGATGCCCGTCACCTTCATCGGCGTCATACCGGCTGATAGTCAGCACAGTGTTGTTCGCTGTGAAGAAGTAGCTCTTGACCCGTTCGTAACGAACCTGTGCGGTGCTATCGTCACGATAGAGCGTGAGTGTGCGTCCTCGCTTCATGCCGAATATGTCCAATCATTGGCGGACCAGAAGAAGTCGATGAGTGCTCCGATGCACAGGAGAAGCATGATGAACGGCAGGGCGGCGACAGCCGCGAGAAGGGCAGAGAGCAATCTCACTGGCCACTCCCAATCTCGACTAAGAGGGCTCTTGCGTTCCACGCCCCGAACTCATCCTCCGTGAAGCCCTTACCCGCGAGAATGCAGCGGTTGCGAGGATGAAGTCCGACAGTATCGAATCCACCGGTTATTTGGACGGCACGCATATTCAGGCTCTCGCCGCAAAACGGACACGGCTTTAACTGTCGGTTAGGCATTGTCGGACCCTTTCTGGGTGGATTGCAGCGCTGCCGCAGTCGCGTTCTGGTAATGTCCATATTCGATTTGGGCGGTGGCGATCTCTAGACCGCGCACCACACCCTGGTTGAAGGAGCTTCCGCTTCCGACTGCGCTTTCGGCACAGAATCGCAGATACCGAACTAGCCGGTGCTCAATTTCGGCTATCGCGGCCAATGCGGCGGCCTCGTCGCCAACCGCAAGACTGATTGCTCCCGCGACATGCTCAACAAAGTCCGCGCTAGGCACGCGCCCAGAATCAGTCATCATCATTCCCCCGGTGGAGTTGTACGGGATTTGTACGCGGTTTCGCGGTTTGTTCGGCGCGCGTTCCTGCATGGAACAGCAAGCGTCTATGGCGCACCCGACAGGATTCGAACCTGTGGCCTCTGCCTTCGGAGGGAATTGGTCTGAACACCTAATTAGACCCTGTTTTCAGCAGCTTGATGCCCGTCTCCGTTTCGGCTTGTACGAGCCCTGTACGAAAACCGGCCAAAATCTTGTCCTCGAAACCCTCCGCATGGGTATAGGTGCGGTTGAGCAAGACGGTGTCTGACCATCCGCCGAACTTGCCGACAGACTTGCTGTCCACACCTTGCCTGATGACGTGCTCCTGTCCGAAGCCGTGACGACCAGCTGCATGGGGTGACAGGTACGGAATGCCTGCGTCCCTGCATGCCCGCTTCCATGCCTTCAGCGGTCCACAGGATGAAGCAAAGCCGAACACGCGCTTGTTCTCCGCTGTGCGCTTCCATCCTCGTGGCACCATCGGCGTCAAGTTCGCGAGCTCTGACACCAGTTCAGGCGGGATCTGGATTTCCCTGTCGCCGTGACCCTTCGCTCCGGGAATGATAACCTTGTTTTGATCCAGCTTGAGATGGCACGGCGCCATCTGCACTGCCTGCCCCACTCTGGCTCCAGTAGCGAACATGAATAACGCCAGTGCGCCGTGTCTTTGCGGAGCTGTAGTGCGGAAGCTCAGCAGCCAAGCCCAATCACCAGGTCTGCGCTCAAGGCGACTTGCCTTCTTGCGCTTCTTGTCCTGTGCCACTCGCTCTTGCTCGGAGTAGCCCTTGATTTTGATGGGCGGGCATTTCCCTTTGTCGTTCGCGTTGTTGATGACGGCGCGGGCAGGAGTGACGACCCATCGCCTCCAAGTGTCCGTGCAGGCAGTGGGATAGAGCTTAGGCCCGAGGTCCCGGATCATGCCCGGAGTGATGCGGTCGCAGCGGATTGGTCCTAGTTCGCGCAACAGCGGCTTTAAGTAGCGGGCCATCATCGGAGTGGGTTGGTACATCATGACGGCCGCCGCGAACGTTAGCGGCTGCTCCTCTTCGCCGATGAGATAGCGACGACGCTCCCGCTCCTCCCTCTCTGCGATCCAGTCCCGCGCTCCAATCTCATCAGATGCTCCAGTGCTTTCGCGGATGTAGCTGCTGATGGGCCGCCCGTTGTATTCGACGCGCCCTTTCGCCCACCATGTTGACCCTCTGCGATATGCGGTGAGCATGCTTCCTCCAGGATTCGGTCGATTTGGTCAGGTGTGATAATCATAGCCTTGCCGAGCACATGGCAAGCGCCAAGTTCGCGAGCCTTGGAGCGAAGGGTGCGCTCAGACATGGGAATGCCCTTGGCTGCGAATACCTCGCACCACTCAGCCGGCGGCTTTCCGTGCTCGAGAATGAGGCTCACAGCGCTCACCCTACCGCACCCGCCTAAGCTTAGGATGCACGACCCTGAAATCGCTCCAGCTGCGTGACCATTTCGGGTGCGACCTTGAGCGAATAACGCGCACACAAAGTGCCTCGTGCTCATCGTTACGCCATGAGACGATATTGCAGACGCGGGTGGCTATGGGGTCGCGTTCAGGTGTTTGGTGGAGTGCGTAGGGTTTGGTCATGACTTCCACCACTTGTCGATCGCTTCGATGGCTTCGGCCAGATAGCGCTCGCGCTCATGGTCGGCGAATATGCCGTCTCCCTCTGGCTCTGCCTCGTAAACACACTCACCGCCACACTCCGGAACGTCTGCGTAGAAGTAGCCGTGTCGCAGTCGCAAATAGCCAACTTGCACGCCCTTTCGCTTCACATCGTACTGTTCGGGACACGCGGAGCATGTTTGCTCTAGCTCATATTCGCCGATCCTCATGCCGCCCTCGCCTCCTTCGTCAATTCCTCGACCGAAACGCCCAGCCATTTGCTCAGCGTGGAGAACGACCAATCAATGTAAGCCGCCCGCTCGTTCTCGGTCATCTGATGGAACGAGATGCTGTCATAATCCTTGATCTGCTGACCGCTTGGCAGCTTCACGACCTTGACCAGTCCGTAGCGGTCCTTCAGCACCTTATGCAGGAGCGAGTCCGTCAGACCTGGCGCTTGCTCGTCTAGCATTGGGGCGGCGAGGCCAAGCACGATCCAGTACAAGGCGATGCGCTTGTTGTTGCCCTGTGTGCGGGTGAGCTTGACGCGCACCTTTCCTGTGACGGCAGCTAGGGCTTGCTCGGCAGCAGGGTTGGCGGGGAAAAGACCGCCGAGCCGTCGCTCGAAGATGAGAGGAACTTCATCGGCCATTGCTGAACCTTTCTCGGATTGCCTCGTCGAGCAAAGTATCAATGGCGCGCTCGTCACCACGGCTAAGAGGACCGACGATAAACCCTTCGTCGCGTAGGATCTTTTCAAGCCACTGAAACTCTGTCACGCCAGTTCCCCCTTGTCGCCTTTCCACAGTGACCAGTAAGCTGCAGCCATGCGCTGCGCTCTTTCGCGGTTCAGATCGATCGCCGACCAGCCCTTATCCGTATGAAGTTTATGATGGCCTTGGCAGAGAGGGATTGCGTTGTGGTCAGCTGCCTTGGTGCCCGCGCCTTTCGACTGCGGATCAGGGGTGTGCGCGGATTCCATGCGTCCCCAGCAGCCGCCAAGGTGCTTCACAGCGCACGGGCGGCCTCTGAGCCATTGGCGATAGGCCACTTCGACCTTCCACGCGGGGCGCGGGGCATTCTTGCGGCGGGGGCTGACATCGACGCGCATGGCCTAGAACGGAACCTCGTCGTCTAGCTCGGCAGGCTGGCGAACTTCGCCACGTCCCGATGAGGCGCGGGCGTTGTTATTCTCTCGCGGCTCAAACAAGTTTGCCACGCACCGGCCTTCGCTATCCGCGATCGGGAGCGCATCGAACACAAGCTGGACGCCTTTGTCGTTCTCCCACGCCGTGCCGATCTTCACCCAATAAGTGCCGCCGTCCTTCTTCTTGCGAGGGACGCAAATGTCCTTACGGTTGCTCATGCCTCTTCCCTTTCCAGATGCGCCAATCCCTGACGCGTTTGTTCGATAAGCTTCTTGAGGGGCACGAACTCGCGCGGCAGGCCGGCGCCTGTCTCCCACCAGTTAGGGAAGCGTCTCTGCGTCTGCTCAATGATGGTCTTGCAGTCGTCCATCTCCAGCAGTTCGTCCAAGTCGCGCATGGTCGCGCAGCCGTTGATATTGTGGACCAGTGTCTTGACGCATCCGCGCAATGCGCTGTCCGACATATCGCCATCGCCGCGAGGGGCCGACGCATCACTTCCGTCTGTCTGATGGTTGGCCCGATCGTCCTGAACTACGTCAGGGTCGTCACCAGTCTCCAGCCCGAGCACCTTCAGCAGCGCATATTTGACGCCATAACTCATGGCCTTGCCCGGCCCCTTGTCCTGGGGATCAACGCCGTAACCGAACGTCTCCACGTCGATGAAGTCGGCGCGGTCGTCGATGTTCTCAAAGCGCACAGTGAACACGGCTTCAGTGCGGTTGCCGTTCTGGCTCACCGTGAGGGCTCGGGGATAGTAGATGACGCCGTGCTTGTGGAGCAGTGGGCGAACCTTGGCCGTCACCGCGTCATGCGACACGATGGAGTAGTTCATACCCTGCTTCTTTTCCTTCTGGACGTAATCGACCTCGCCCATGACGGCGGCGATGCGCTGCGCGATGTTCGGCTTAGGAAGCTCGTTCAGCACTTGCTCGACGGTCTTAAGTGCGGTTGCCATTATTGCGGCCCCTTTCAATCCGTGAACGGTGAGGTTGTGTGAAATTCCCAGACGCCGGGAGCCACTTCGCGCAGCCAGTCGAGGCGCGTTCTGAAGTGGTTGTCCATCGTCGGCTCGGCAGTTTTGTAGTCGAAGTCTGTAAAGCCGCAGCAGAGGCCCTTAAGCGCGTGTTGCGCTGCCTCCGGAGTCCAATTGGCGCACGGCTCGAATGCTAACTCCTCGCCGTCCTCGCGCTTCTTGTACGGTACCCATTCGAACGTCACGCGGACGTGATTTATGGTGTCTGCGTAAGCGCGCGGCTGACCGCTGGCGATCGTCTGAACGGTGTAGCGGCGGTCGCCTAGTTTGAGCGTTTGCCGGATCGGCGCTTCCACGTCAGTCATTTGAATTGCTCGGCGGGAGGTTATTGGCCGTCCCGCCGCCCCTGTGTTCTTGATTGCGGCCCGGATCGTTACCCGTAGGGGCTCGATCCGAAGGATGAGAGCAACGGTGCTGCGAAGCAGCATTCGCCAACCCATCATTCCTCTGTTTCTCACCCGCCTTACGAACGATGAGATCAGCATAGTCGCCAAAGGCGTTGGCGATGCGGGAGGATAAATCGCGATTCATGCTGCCCTCGCTTTTGGAACAGCAACGGTTCGGATCAGGCGGACTTTCGGCAGCTCCATGAACCCAGCGCCGCCCTCATATGATCGCTCGGCCATTCCATCAGCGACGGCATGCTCGAACAGCCACATTTCGTAATCGTCGAGCTGGCCGACAAACAGGCCTTCCATGCGCTCAAGGTCGGTCATGCCGATTGCTCCGTGATCCACGCTTGAACTTCGCGCGCCACGGTCAGGTAGTCAGCGCTCGGATCTTTCGTGACTTCCTGCCCCGGCCTGTACGTCGCCCATATCCGCGAGCGCAGACGCATCGGCAGTTTGAACCAATGTGTCTTGCATCCCCACATGGCTGGCGGCACTTTGCGCTCGCATCCCGGCCAATGGCAGTGGTGATCGAACGTAGTGTTGCGCGCCGCTTCGGAGCGGACGTAATCAGCTTTTCTGGTTACGCTTGTCATACTTGCCGTCCTCCAAATCGCGTTCAAATTGTTCGATGATTTCCAAGTCGCGCTTGAGCGCTTCCTTGCTGACTGGCCGACCTCTCGTGCAGGCAATGCCGCCATTGGGGAGCCTGATGCAGGTCATGCCGCAGCCCTCCGCTTCAACAGCGGATCACTAGTGGGCTCTGCATCACCCTCACGCAGAGCAATGAGACGAAGAGCCTCACGAACTGCGTTGTTGCCGTATTCAGAGAACTCACGACCGCTGAGGATCATCTTGACGTAGCGCTCGACCTCTGCATCCCATTCGGCTTGCTTTTGCTCAGCAGATCGAACGCGAAGACCAAGGGACCGTGCGAATTCGGCGGCGCTTATTTGCGATGCGTCTGCGATAACGGCGCGGGTCATGCCGCTCTCCGCTTGGCGCGACGGTAAAGTTTGTCGAGATTGCGGAAACAGGTTAGACATGCCTCGCCCGTTCCATTGCGGACGAGCTTGATGTTGCCCTGCTCGCGCTCATGTCCGCACTTGAACTGAGGCGCGCTCACAGCTGCACCGCCAGCATCGCGCCAATCGCAGCCGCGACAACGAGCATCACGATCACGTGCCAAACAGGTATCGGCGGATGCACCCGTAGCTTGAGCTGGTTGACTCTGAGGTCGATTGGATCTGGGCGAAACGCTTTGCCCTGACGAGCATAGGATTGTTCGATTGTGGTTGGGCGAACGCCTCTGTGAAGCGGGATCACCTCGCCCCATGGTGTGAGTGCTGGGCGGGTCATGCGGACACCAGAGCGGACAGCGACTTGGCAACCGTGTCCTTGATTGTGGCTTCGACTTTGGCCTTGGCGATGGCGCGAACCTTAGCAACCTCTTCCTTGGCCAGTTTCTCGAACTCAGCAGCGCCGACTTGCCGCACTAGGTATTCCCTGCGCGTAATCACGCGGTCCCTATTGTAAGCGTCCGGCTTGGCTGGCTTACCATCGTGCGCGTTGACAGTTTCTTCCTGCCACGCCCTTACTTGTTCACCAATCATCTGTGAGAACGTGCGGGCGACACCTACCGGATTGCCGAAGGCGTCTGTGGGCTGACGAGCAACTCCCATCGCCTCCGCAATTGCGGCCTTTGCCTCAGCGTTGACCGCGCCAACGACCATGTTTTCAAAAGCGGCAAGAGCCGTTTCTCGGATGGCGTTGCTGTTGGAATAATCAGAGAAGAGACGGCGCGCTAAAGCATCTGCAATTTCCTCGCTGGAGGGCGGCTCAATGCGAATGCGGATTTCGTGGGTGCCGTCATCCTGTTCAACAACGTCTGCAATCGACGTTGGCGAAACATAGCGCTCATCATCGTAGTCGCTCGCCACTGTTCATCCCCATGGCCGTGATTGGCCGATGAGGAGTTCTTACATCGGGTGTAAGGCCATTGCAACCCCTTATTTTACGCGGGGCGTAATTTAGTTGCTGTCAGCGTAACGACTATCCGGTCCTATCTCCGAACATCGCGCGCAGCACTTTCTCAGCTTGGTCAGCTTCGTCTTTGTTCAAATGGCTGAGGAAATCATAGACCTTCGCGGGCGGCATCGCCGGATTGCGCTCGATCAGATATGACGCTGGAACGTCTAAGGCAGCGGCGATTGCCTCTAGCGTGTCCTGGTTATACGGCTGAATGCCACGCTCTATTCTGCTAAGACTAGCGCCAGTGGTATCCACGCCCAGCACAGCCAACCTCCCGACCATATCGTCCAGCGAATAGCCGCGCTCAGCTCGCCATGCTCTGATGTAAGTAGCTTTGCGTTCCATGTAGGAGAGTATCCTACAAGGCCGCTCGCGATATAATGCCTCCCCATGTAAAATTGGCCTTGATTGCCCCTTACACCCGATGTAAGGAGAGGTATGACCCTCGATCAATATCTCAACCTCCCCGGCGCGCTGACCGCTTCGGAGTTCGGCGCGAAATGCAACCCGCCGCTCAGTGGGGCTTCGATATCGAGGATCCGCCGCGGCGAGCAGAACATCACCCGCGAAACCATGCGGTCGATCATTGAGGCCTCAGAAGGTCTCGTGACTGCTGATGGCTTGGTGAAAGCAGCTTAGTGCTCGTCGGCATCCTTGAAGGGCACAACAACGCCCTTGCTGGCAATTTCCTCGCGCAGCCGCTTGGCTCGATGAGAGGCCTTGTAGAACTGATTGACGGTCTGGACCATCTCGAACTCGACTCCCCCGGATCGCGACTGGATACGCACAAGCCCGTCGCGCAGCACGAACTCCGGAGCATCGTCGAGCAGGTACACTCCGGGTCTGATCTGGTCGGCCATGACTCACGGAATCGCGCTTCTTCGAAATTGGTTCCCGCATGGCCCCGCGTTGCAGCCATGCAGTTGGCGACTCTGGGCCGCCTCTGTCCACCCGGAGTTCGTTGATGAGCGGCGGGGGGACGCTTTGGCGTATCGAAGATGCTGACGGGCGCGGACCATTTCGCCCCGGTTTCTCGCGCCACTGGCGTTCTCCGAACGGCATCGATTTGCCGCCGCCTTGGTATGAGGCTGGCATAAGCGTCGACGAGTTCCAAGACCTTTTTAGCGATGGCTATCAGGGCGGCTGCGCCTGCCGCACCAAACAGCAGCTGCACCGATGGTTCAACTTTGCCGAGCGGATGCGGCTGAGGAAGCTTGGCTTCCGCACAGTGCGCTTCACGCCCGACCGCATTCTGCTCGAAACACCAACGCAAGTCGTTTTTGAGCGGCGGATCAATATCACGAGGGCTGCCTAGATGTCGCTCCTGTACGCCACCCTCGCAATCGCAGGCTTGCTGCTCACCGGCCTCACCCTCTTGGGTATCTGGCTCATGTTCGAGCACGTTCTCGATTTCGCCGCGAAGGTCATGGAGAATCGATCGCGCGAGCTCGCCAATGCTCGGGACTTCGGCGACATTCCCGCCATCCACACCGAGCTGAGGACGAGCCAGCGAAAAGGTGCTCACCGAGCTAGCGCCGGCCCGTCCGGTACAAACGTCAGTCATTCTTTTTTTCTTTCCGGTCCTCTTAGCGGGACGGGCAGTTTGTAATGGCGAGCGCTCCGAATGTATTCCCTTCCGGAGAAGAAACGTTTCCGAGGTCTCTATTCGGGAAGCCATCGCGCAACTCGTATCGTACTGCAATCAAACGCATAATTCTCGATTTAAAGGCGTCGAAAGGGCTCTCAGATTGGGAGCTTGCGGAGCAGATCGGATGTCACAAAGACACGATTGAGAACGCGCAGGAGCAGGCGTGCAGCCTTGATGTCGTGACCCTGCTGAACATTGCCTACGCATTCGGCGAAGAGGCGATAGAGCCCGTTCGAGCGCTCTATCTGTGCGCGCCATCCCAGGTCGAAACGCCGCGCGAGAAGGTCAATCGTCTCACGCGAGAATTGCAATCGGCAGTGGAGGCGCTGTGATGGCCTACTTCCCGAACGGCACCAGCGGCATGTGCTACGAGGAGCAATATTGCTGCAACTGCGCGCACATAGGCGATGAAGAGAACGGTGGATGCCCGATCTGGCTGCTCCACATGCTCTACAATTACGACCAGTGCCGCAAGGGCAAGACCGGCAAGATGGTCAAATCCATGCTCGGCACGCTCATTCCTGAAACCAAGGATGGGCTCGGCGCAGAACAGTGCAGCATGTTCCTGCCCAAAGCGGACCTCGAAGCTGAAGAAGCGGAACGCCGCCGACTAGCTGAGCAGCCTGCAAAGTACGCCGCAGCGATGCGCGAAAGGCAGGCGGCATGACAAAGTGGAGCGCCGCAGTTCGACGGATTGCGCGGAAGAACGCACAGCGTAGGCGCGCTGGTTACGTTTATTCGCTGCACACCTGCGACGACATCGATGCGCTGCTTACCGTTGTCGGCGCGATAGCGATGGCACCCGACAGGGAGGCAAACGGAGATTTGCCGGTCCCTCAGGACTGCCAAGCGCGGCCCGAAGGGATCGCCAAATGACCCTCCGCTCCCTCATTTTCACGATCCGCCACAAGCGAGTCTGTAACCGCACAATCGCAAGCGCTCGTGAGCTGGCGTTGCATGGAGCGAGAAAGCGCGAACAAGCGTGGATCGCATTGCGCGATGCAAAGACCGAGCAGCTACGGCGAGAGATTGCGCTGAAGCGGGGGCTGACCAATGGCTGATGCTGGGCGCATCGGCTTCGCCGACCGGGCTGCTCATGAACCGAGCCCTGTTTCACGGTCTCGGCCTATCAGTGAGCATCCCTTGCGCGTCATCGACATGTTCGCGGGCATAGGGGGATTTTCCCTCGGCCTCCATCGCGCCGGCGGATTTGAAACGGTCGCAGTGGCCGAAGTCGATCCTTACGCGAGCAAGGTTTTGGAGCAGCGCATCGGCGCTCCAAACCTAGGCGATATCACTAAAACGGAGTTCCCGGATGCGGATGTCATCTGCGCAGGCTTTCCATGCCAAGACATTAGCATCGCCGGTAAGGGTGCCGGACTTGCCGGGGCCCGCTCTGGACTGTGGCGGGAGGTGGTGCGTGCCATTCGCCTGGTTCGACCGCGATTCACGCTGCTGGAGAACGTGGC